CTATACCGTCTTGGCCGGCGACGTCGGCAACACGGTGAACATCACCGGCGGCACCAACTTCACGCCGGGCCTGTACCTGATCACGAGCGTCAACACCGGGACCAACACCTGGACGCTCCAGGCGACATGCTCCACGGCCGCAGCGTCAGGCATGACGGGCCGCGCAGGCGGGTCACTGGCGACCTACGCCCAGAGCCTCGCCAGCAACAGCGGCGGGCGCGATACCTACCTGCACAACAACGGGACGGCCTACACGCTCGCGGCGACGACGGCGTTCATCTCCGCGACGAACGGCTCCTTGATCGGCTATAGCACGACCAGGGCGAAGTACAACCTGGACACCCGCCCGCAGCTCAAGCCCTCCGCGAACTCGGTGACGGCGTTCAAGCCCACCACCGGGGCGCAAGGCGTCTTCAACATCGACTTCGTGAACCCCGGCGCGTTCACCGGCTGCACAGGCATCGACGGCTTCGCCGCCACGATCAACAGCCTGTTCGTGTTCAACTGCCGGGTGACCGCGTACGCGATCGGGATCACCACCTACAACATCTCGCAGGTGGTGTGCTCCGAGACCCTGAATTGCACCACGAGCGGGATCACGCTCGGGGCCTACTGCGTGATCGCGTTCTCGAACTCGATCAACTGTCCCGGAGGGATCCTCGCCGGCACCAGGCCGTGCACCGCCCTGTTCTGTGTGGTCGGCGGCAACGCCGCCAGCGGATCCAACGGCGGGTTCGAGTCGTTCAGCCTGTGTATCAACTGCACCACCTGGGGCTCCGACGGCACCGGCGGCTTCGGGTTCGGCACCCTTGGACTGGGCCTTAACTGCCTCGCCGAGAACTCCGCCCAGAAGGGATACACCGGCTCGACCTCCGTCGTGGACAAGCACCTGACCGGACTCGTCTCGTGTGCCGGCCACGGCAACACGGCCGACTACGACGCCCAGTTCACCGCCCGCAACCTGCTCGGATTCCAGGCGCTCACCGGAGAGGCACTGACAGCCCCCGCCGCGACCTCCGCCGCCAACTTCGCCCCCAACGCCACCTCGGGCGCTGGGCTCGCCCTGCGCGGCCTGGGCGTCCTCGGCCAGACCTTCCCCTCGCTCGCCTCGACGCCCTTCTACCTGGACGGCGGCGCAGTCCAGCACCAGGACGCCGGTGCCGGGTCGATCTTTGCCCTCGCGGGGCTGAACCAGAAGCTCAACGCCTCCGTGAACAGCGACCGGGGCGGCATGCCGCTCTACGGCTCGCAGACGGAGATCGGAAGCAACCTGGTCACCGGCAACGTGAACTACGGGGCCAGCCTCACCAACCAGGCCCTCACCGTCGGGTTCACGGCCGCGAACCTCCGGTCGATTTTCCTGTGGAGCGACAAGGGCCTCACCATCAAGGCCAACAGCACCAGCTCCCCGACCTACACGATCACGCTCAAGCCCCAGAGTCCCCTCGTCTGGAGCGTGTCCGAAGGGTACTTCCCCTGCCCCCTGTCCGACACGACGGTCTGGTACATCACGACCACCGTCGGCACCACCCTCCAGTACAAGCTCCTCTCCATCTGATCTGATCACCTCGAGAGCCTTCGATGCCAACCACCAAGCAAGCTGCCGCGATCCAGGCCGCCAGCGATCTCACGAACCTCGTGCAGACGATCAAGGGCGTGCGCGACGCCGCGCAGGCCTTCCTGACCAAGTACAACTCCGAGTCCTACTCGGCGACGTGGTCAGCGATGCCGACCGGGACGCAGAACGCCGACGGGACGATCGGGCTCATCGATCAGACCGCCGGATCCGGCACGGTCAGCGTGACGGCCGGATCCGCCGCGGTGACGTTCTCCGCGAGCCAGACGGCCCTCGCCGGCACCTATATCGTCGTGACCGGCGATCCGACCAACTCCTACTACCTCGTGGTTTCCGGATCCGGGACCTCCTGGGTGCTGGGATCCCCGTACGGAGGCACGACGAACGCGACCGCGAGCTGGGGCAAGTGCGCGCCAAACACCGCCAATCCCATCATCGCCGGCGGCATCAACCGGCCGGAGGCGAAGCTCGTCTCGGCGGTGGTCATGCTCCAGCAGCTCGGGAACTTCTTCGGGAACGCGGCCGTGGCAACCGCCAACTACAACCAGTCGATCGACGACCTCGCGAGCTGAGCTGATCGATGGCCATCACCAAAGCAGAAAGCACCCACCTAAGCGCGGTCACGACGACGCAGACCTCGACCGCGCAGGACGTCTCCGGCGCGTACCTCAGCGAGATGTTCGTGTCGCTCACCGAGAACGGCACGCGCACGACGGCCGCGACCGCCCAGGTCCAGTGGAGCCCCGACGGAGGGACCACGTACTTCAACGGGCCAGCCTATCCGGGGCCTGTGACCTCCACGACGAGTTACCTGACGATCGCGGTTCCGACGACGGCGAATAAGGTGAAGATCGCGTTCACCATCGGCTCGGGCGGCACCAGCACGACCTCGACCTGCACGGCCGAGTGCGGCACGGTAACGGCGGTCTGACCGATGGGACTATGGGCACCCTGGCAAGTCAAGCCGTGGCCGGGCACGGAGATCGACTGGACGCACCCGATCACGAACGGGCTCGCCGTCTGCATCCCGATGAATGCCGGCGGCGCGATCCCGGCGCAGGACCTCGTCTCGGGCACGATCGCCACCAACGCCAATGTCACGGCCGATGTCGCGCCCGAGGGGTACGCGCAGGCCTACAACGGCACGACCTCCAAGACCGTGCTCGCGGTCCCGCAGCTCTCGGGACCACCGAAGACGGTGCTGGTGCGGTTTCATTTCAACTCGACCTCGGTCAACCAGATGCTCGTTGAACGGTCCAACGTCAACGCGCAATGGGAACTCCTCTACCTCGCCGGCACCACCGCGCTAACCTGGCGGGGCAACTCGGCGTCGGATCGCGTCAAGAGCACGGTTAGCCTCAACCTTGGCCAGTGGTACACCTGGGGCATCACGGACACCGGAGCCACGAGCGGGACCCCCTGCCAGTTCTGGCAGGACGGCGTTCCGATCACGACCACGATCAACAGCCTCACCACCCCGCCCGCCGACGCGAACACGAACCTGAACCTCGGCCAGTACGACAACGGGACCAACTATTTTCTTAACGGAAGCCTCTCGTATGTCTACATCTGGACGCGAGTGCTCTCGAACGACGAGATCGTGAGCATCACTGAGAACCCCTGGCAGATATTCATCCCGCAGGGCTGGCTCCTCCGCTTCGCCCATGCGGCGGCGGGCGGCATCACGTACTTCCTCTGGCCCGGCGAAATGGAAGAGACGCTAGACGTCCTGACTTACTGACATGGCTGACAACACAGTTCTGAACGCCGGATCCGGCGGCGATACGATCCGAGACTTTTCGGAGGCTGGCGGCACCAAGTGGCCCGCCTGCGTGGTCGCCTACGCGACCACCATCAGCCCGGGCGCAAACGTGCTCCAGGCGGTCACCGCCTCGTTCGGCCTGCCGGTCGCCCAGCAGGGCACCTGGACCGTCACCGCGAACGTCGGCACCACGAACGGGCTCGCCCTCGACGCCACCGTCTCCGGCCTGGTCGTGGCCCAGGGCTCGGCCACCTCGGGCGAGAAGGGGATCCTCACCCAGGGCGCAGTCACGACCGCAGCTCCCACGTACGCCACCGGCCAGACGTCGCCGATCTCGATCGACACGGCCGGGAACATCCGCACGCTCGCCACTCAGGGCGGTTCCTGGACCGTGACCGCGAACGTGGGCACGACGGGCGGTCTGGCGCTGGACGCGACAGTCTCGGGCCTGGTCGTCGCCCAGGGATCCACCACCTCGGGGCAGAAGGGCCACCTCGCCCAGGGCGCAGTCACGACCGCCGCCCCCACGTCCACCACCGGCCCGACCTCCCCGATCTCGATCGACACGGCCGGGAACATCCGCACGCTCGCCACTCAGGGCGGGACCTGGACGGTCACGGCGAACGTGGGCACGACGGGCGGACTGGCGCTCGACACCAGCGTCAACGGCTTGCTGGTCAACCAGGCCTCGGCCACCTCGGGGCAGAAGGGACCTCTCGCCCAGGGCGCAGTCACGACTTCGGCTCCCTCGTACACCACCGGCCAGACTTCGCCGGTCTCGCTCGACACCGCCGGGAACATGCGGGTGCTCGCCAGTCAGACCGGGACCTGGAACATCGGCACGGTGACGGCGGTCACCGCGATCACGAACGCCCTGCCGGCCGGCACGAACCTCCTCGGCCAGGTCTCCGCCTGCGGCGAGACCTCGACGGTCTACAACGGGACCTCCGCCCTCACGCCCCAGTTCGCCCGCTTCTCGGTGAGCGCCTCCGGCGTGAACGCGAACATCGTCGCGGCGACCGCCTCGAAGCGGGTCCGCGTGCTACGGTACCGCATCTCCGCCAACGGTCTCGTCAACGCGAAGTGGCAGAGCTCCACCGGCAACGTGGATATCAGCGGCCTCCATTACCTCACGACCTACGCCAGTGGAGGCGGAGCCTACTGCCCGGTGGGCCTCTTCCAGACGGCGGCGGGCGACGCCCTCAACCTGAACCTCTCCGCCGCCATCGCCGTCGATGGCGAGCTGACCTACGTCGTGGTGTGACGCCCTGTGTTCTTCTGGTGGCTCTCCAACCTCGGCATGGGCGGCGGCGGCGGTGCCGTCGGCGCCCAGCTCCTCCGCCAGGCCGTCTACGCGCGCCTGAGCGGCTCGTCGGCGATCACCGCCATCGTGGGAACCCGGATCTACTTCGGAGCGCTCCCCCAGTCGGCCCAGCTCCCGGCCCTCACGTTCTGGGTGGTGACCCGCCCGCACGGCCATAACCTGGGCGGCTCCGACGGCATTTCCGCCGCGCGGATCCAGGTCTCTGCCTGGTCGTTCGCCGAGTCCAGCTCCGACCAGCTCGTGCAGGCGATCCGCGACCGGTTCGACGGCTTCACCGGCACGATCAACGGCGTGACGGTGACCGCCTCGATCAAGCAGGACGAACTCGACATCCCGCACCCGCCCAAGGCCGGCACCGACCAGTGGATTTACGAGACCGCGTGCGACTACCGGGTGAACCACCGCATCACGCTCCCCGCATCGCTGGGGGCCGACGGAGGCCTCACCGCAGCCCAGCTCCGCCAGGCCGTGTACGCTCGCCTGACGAACTCCACGGCCCTCACAGCGCTCGTCGGTACCCGCATCTACGAAGGGGCACTCCCGCAGTCGGCGACGCTCCCGGCCGTGACCTACTCTTTGGCCTCACGCCCCTACGGCCATAACCTCGCCGGCTCCGACGGCACCTCCCAGGCCCGCGTCCGCCTCTCCGCGTGGTCGTTCACCGAGTCCGGGGCCGACCAGGTCGGCGAGACGATCCGCGGCCGGTTCGACGGCTTCGCCGGCACGATCGGCTCGGTCGTCGTCACCGCCTCGCTGCAAGAGGACGAGATCGACACCCCGCACGAGCCCAGGGCCGGCACCGACCAGTGGATCTACGAGGTCGGCTTCAGCTACCAGATCAACCACCAAGTCACGCTCCCCGCATCTCTCGCCCCCTGACCTCCTGACCCATCCCAGGGACCCCCTCCCATGCCACTCACTGTTTGGCCCGCCCTCGGTACGACCCTGGGCTGTGACTTCACCACGCCCGGCACCTACGTCGTGATCGGGCAGGTCCTCTCGATCTCCGGCCCCGAGGCCGCCGTCGGCTCGGCCGAGACCACGAACCTCTCGAGCACCGCCAAGACCTACCGGCCAACCCTGCCGGATCCGGGCACGATCAGCTTCTCGATCGAGTTCGACCCCACCGATGCCACGACTCACCAGAAGCTCGAGACCCTGCAAGGCACGCCGGCGATTCATGGCTGGCAGATCACCTTCAGCACCGGCGGCTCGACGCACACCTGCACGATCCAGGGCTTCCTGACCAAGTTCGCCCCCTCCGCCGGCGGTCCCGAGGAGAACCTCACCGCCGATATCGAAGTGCAGCTCACCGGGCCACTGACGTGGGTCTGATCGGGTAGAGGCGAGTGGCGAGTGGCGAGTGGCGAGTGGCGAGTAAACGCCACCGTCCCCCGTCGCGAGCCGCAACCTTTCACGCGATCCCATTTCCTTCCACTCGCCACTCGTCATTTCCTGGAGTTCCAATGCTCTCGAAAGCAGAGATCCTCGCCGCGCGCGCCCCCAAGGTGCGCGTGGTCAACGTCGCCGAGCTCGGCGGCGAGGTCGGCATCAAGGCCATGACCGCAGGCGAGCGCGACGCCTTCGAGGTCGCGCACACGAAATCGAAGGACAAAGACTTCCGCGCGCGGCTCGCAGCGGCCACGGTGTGCGACGCCGTGGGCCAGCTCCTGTTCGGGCCTGGTGACATCCCGGCCCTGTCGGCTCTGCCCGCCTCCGTGCTCGAGCCGATCGTGCAGGCGGCGGTCGAGGTCAACCAGTTGTCCTCGCAGGCCATCGAGGACCTCAAGGGAAACTCCTGAGCCGGC